GTGGCCGGGATGAAAACAGCCAGAACCTCGGCGACAGCATCAACGAGCAGGTGCATGCCACCCACATCCGCGATGAGTTTCGGCAGACTGAACCCGCCGAGGAGGTCGGGAAGCTTCCCGTCTTTCGTGCCGAACAGGTTGATCCTGAACCCGTTGATGCCCCGCAGGATCCCCCAGAACCCGTACCAGCGGATCCCTGCCGTCATGGCCTGGTTCCCCGAGTTAGCCGCAGCAGCACCAGCAGCCTTCTGCGCCACCGTCAAAGCGGCCAGAGACCCCAGCGCCGACGCGGCCGAAGCCGACCAGGCGATGTTCACCGGGACATTCACCGGGTTCGCCCGGAAATACGACCGGATCACCGCGGCCACCCGCAGGATCTCCGCCTGCGAAACCGACAGCTGGATGGGGACGGTAATGGGGTTCGCCCGCAGAACCGCCCGTGTGGCGACAACCGCCCGCATGACCGCGGCGTTCGACACGTCCACCACAATCGGGAGGGTGATCGGGTTGGCCTTCGCGAAACCACGTACCTGCGTCGCCGCGGACGCCACCGCCGCCTGGGACACGTCAAACGACAGCTTCGCCTTGAGGTTGGCCTTGTCCAGCACCGTTTTAGCGGTGACGATGAACTTGTCCAGGTCCAGCATTGCCTGGGTGGCGTCGATCTCGATGGGCACCTTGATGCCCTTGCCGCCCAGGCCCGCGACGATCTCGATGGACGCGGCCAGGGAGTCCAGGGCCTTCTTGGCTTTGTCCGCTGACTCATTTGTGGCCAGCAGGCCCGCGTCGAGCTTCTCTGACGCCTCCCGGGCCCCGTCCATGGCCAGCTGAAGTTTCTCACCAGACCGGGCGATGTCGTCGAACACCCGGGAAGCGTTGTTGATCGCCGAGATGACGTACTGAATAGTCGCCATTACCCGCACCACCCAGCACAAAAGGCGGCACCGCCAGTGCCAGCCAGCAGTGCCGCCATCTCAGTCCATGCCTCTCGTGTTCTCACCGGATTCCGCACGCCGCTTAATTTCGGCTTCGTACTCGTAGAACCCCATCCACTTGGTGATTTCGAGGCTGTCAAGCTCCTCTAGAAGCCGGGCGACGGTGCAGTGGAGTTCCCGGGCGAGGAAGTAGATGAACCGTTCGTAGCCGTTGGCGAAAAATTTTCCGCGGCCTCGCTCACCGACTCGTCGGTCATCCCGGACAGCTTCGCCGCTTTCTCGTACACCCGGTCAATCGCAGCCCCGGACTTCTCACCCAGCTCAACCGCGTCGCCATCAGTAAAGAGCCGCTCCCCACTGTCATCGATGCAGCACCGGACAACCAGCTTCGCCCGGACATTCGCCGTGTTGGCCACCGTCTGACGGCCACGCCGCTCCATCATCGACGCCTCGAAGTCGTCCCGTTCCCGGCCCGTAAGCCCACGGACCTGGACCTCGCCACCCCACTCGGGGACAGCGACCACTTCAGTTCTGGTGTCCTTCGCCGCGAGGATGGCATCCCGTGTGAGACGCATCTTGCCCTCCCTCTATCCGCTGCTGCTGTCGATGATGCGGGCGATCTCTTCAGTGGCACGTTCCAGCGCCCGCTTTGTAGCCGGCCCGAACCCAGCCATTGCTTCATCAAAATACGGGTGGGACATCTGGGTGACCCAGTTCCCGTAATCCCCGAACACCGGGTGACGCCAGATTTTCCTGCCATCCATCATCAACGGCAGCGACTTCTGCCCATCCGGCATCCGGGACGAGTCAATCTCAATGCCGATCTGTACCAGTGTGCCCTCAGCCCTGGCCCACGTCTGGACGCAACGCGCGATCCTGGCCCGCAGCCCCGTGGTTTTCGGGCCTTTCGCTGGGGCGTTAATGATCGCTGCACGAACCCGCGGCGCGAAAGGACGGGCAGCCTTGTTCAGCTCCCTCAGGTACACGGGGCTCATCGCTTCCGTGTTCATCCTGCGGAGCGCCAGGACAACCTGCCGCATCTCCGCAGCCATGGTGGCCTACGCCGGGATAACGAGGTTCGACGCCGGCAGCCTCGTGGCCGCGAACGAGATCGTCACCGCACCGGGGTTGGCCACGGCAGAGTCCATCGCCTGAGCCGTAACACGCACGGGGAATACGTCCATGCGCTGGCCAGCGAAGTCGCCCTCCCACATCAGCACAACAAAACCGTTGGTGTCCCGCAAGAGCAGGGTACGGGCGTCGTTGCTGTTCGACGACGTGTACACGGTGATGTCGTTCGACGCCGAGGTCAGCGCCCCAGGGATCTGCGACGTGAACCGGGAACCCATGTCGGGGGTGTCAACCGTCGCTGAGGTCACCGACCAGCCCGTCAGGGCGGACACCTCAGCGGACAGGTCCGTGCCAGCGTCCAGCTCAGCCCTGGTCGGGGCCAGGTAGTTCGCACACGCCGGAAGCCAGTAGATACGCCGGATACCAGGCGGGTAGTACCGCAGAGTGGGCGTCAGCGGGGTTGCAGCCATTTGCCTACTTCTCCTTCTTGTCCCCGCCGGCGGCCTGTGCCGATCCGGCGCTTGACGTCCCCGACGCGGCGGACCTGTCCGGCGCCTTGCCCTGCGCTGCCTGCTTCCCGGCTTCCGCGGCGCGAGACGCGGCCAGGGCCTCGTTCTCGTCGAATTCGCTCCGCAGCAGCCACCCCGACTGGCGGTAATGCCAGACGGAATCTTCCGGGACGGTGGTGTTCGCCTGCGTCTCCGGGTGATAGATGACGACGTTTGCCATTACGGGATCCTCACCAGGGCGACGGTCACGCCCGTGACAGACGAGAAGTTGACGGCCGTGGTGCCCACCCCGTACGTGGAGTCCGGCAACGGGATCAGGTTGACGGAACCGGTCAGGCACGGGACTGTCCGGGAAGCGACCGCGAGCCCGTCGAAGTCGGGGACCACCGGCAGGGTGACCGTCACGGTTCCCGGGGCTGCCGTCCCGCAGTTGACCAGGAGCGCGATGCCCTGGCCGGTGACAGCCAGGTCGCCGGCGGTGCCACCCGGCGCCGTCAGCACGATAGCGGAGCCCGCGTGGGTCGGCCCCTGTACTGCGTAAGTGGACATTCCGGGTTACCTCTCCTCGGGCACGGCGAACTGCTAGAAGGCTACAACGAACAGTGGCCGTTTCAGTGATCAAGGCTGCTGCTACTGCTGGGCGATTCCTTCGCATTCGATGCCGAACACCGCCACTATGAGGAGCCCCTTACGGTCCTGGACCTGGTTCAGGCTCCCCTCGGTGCCCATGGTTGCTTTCATGACGGTCCCGCCCAGCCACGGTGGGCCGAGGACCTGCCCGACGATGGACATGTTCGCGTACGCCTGGATCCTGGCTTTGGAAATGTTCAGCGTTTCACCGATGCGCACGAGGGCCGCGCATTTGATCACGAACGTTTCCATGACCGAAGCGCCCAGCCCCATCTGGGCGGAAGAGGATGTCACACCCGACTGGCCCAGTTCCTCGTTCATCGACCGGGTCGGGTACTGGTACCCGGGCATGAACCCGGGCCATGCGATGGACAGGAGCTGGCCAGCTGATTCCTCGGAGGTCCACATGCCGTCTTTGACGAGAACGTCTGGGTTGGCCGCGGACGCGGCTGCGGTGGTGAGACCGACGAGGGCGTCGATGGCGGCGGGGATGACCGACTGGAACGGCCGCGAGTAGGCGTTCATGTCACATCACCGAGGGACGGGCTGGGCCCATGAGTTCCATGACCTTCCGGGGCAGCGCGGTGTAGTGGCGGTAGTCGGTCAGTTCTTCTGGCCCTTGCGCTCCGCCGACACCACCAGGTCCGCGCCGCGATTCCCACATGGCCTGCACCAGGATCGCGGCGGCCTGAATGTAGTTGTAGGGGATGATCTGGTAGCCGGCGATGTATGTGGCGGTGACGGGCCCGGCAATTTCCGGTGTGCCCCACGTGTACACAAGCCCGGTGGTTTCGTCCACGTCCACGGCCGTCACATCCCATGACTGTGACGGTGTGCGCCTCGACACAACCGACATCAGGCTGATCACCGGGATGTACGACAGGCGCATCCTCGCCCCGTAGGAGACGGTCAGCTTCTCGGTGATGGTCCGCTGGGCGATGACCTCATGTTTGTACGCCTCAAGGGTGGAGGTGATCGCCGCGTTCATCGACCGCAGCTCGTCGTCGTCTTGGGTGTATGCCCGGTCATTCATGCCGAGCTGCTGCTTGACTTCAGCCAGCGACAGGATCGCCGGGGGGGCTGCTTCTTTCACGCTGAACACGTCGGTGAACGCCGTGTTCGGGTTAGTTGTCACACAGCGGACCGCGTAGTGGCCGGGGGTGGCCGGCAGGTACGCCAGCCGGTACTGGCCGGTGACATCAGGCGGGTTGGGGACCTCGGGTGTTTCGGTGGTCCCATCGGGGTGCGTGATGGTCAGCGTGATGGCCACGGCGTTGATGGGGACACCGTTCGGGTCGGCGATGTCCACCGCGAACGGGTAGTCGGCACCCAGGTCGATCATCAGGTCCCCCCGGTGAAATTAATCATCACCGGCAACTGTAACTGTGGGTACGCCAGTAACACCCGCACTGACCCCAGGTACGCCACCTGCCACACCAGCACTGGCCCGGTACGCGCCCCCGCTGGAACCTGCGCTGACCGGAGAAGCCACACCGGTCACCCCGGCCCCTGCCCTGGCGAGGGCGAACACGCCGGCCTGGACTCTGCCATCGACCACGGCGGGCAGGAGAACAATGGTGCCGGTCACAACGGACAGTGCAGCGAGGAGAGCCGCAGCGGGAAGGGTCGCGCCGGCGGTGAGCAGCCCGCTGGCACTGACAGTTGCCGTGGCGGTCAGCTCCACCCCGGCGGCCAGGGCAGAAGCTGCTGCCAGCGACGCCGCACCGGCCTGGAACGCCGCCGGCGCTGCGGTCAGCGACGACGCCCCCGTGAGGGTCACCGCACCGGAAACCATTGTCATCGCGGCGATGACAGAAGCTGCTGCTGCGAGGTTGGCTGCGGCTTCCTGCGCTGAGGAGGATGTGAGGAGTGCGGCAGCGGTCAGGACAGCGGCGGATGACAGTTGCGAAGCGGACGTGAGAACACCCAGCGCGGTGAGTGAGGCCCCCGCGCTGAGAACGGGACCAGCGTTCAGCGCGGAGGCCGCCGCCAATGATGCCGTACCGGAGATGGAAGCTGACGGGGAGCCCGTCACGGACCCCAGGGCTGTGATGCTGGCCCCTGACCCGAGGGTGTACGCGGCCGTGACCGATGACAGTGCGGTGAGCGCAGCAGCGGCCTGCCCGATCGCCG